GAGGCGTTGATCACGGCCGACAAGGATGCTGTCGTGACGGCAGCTACCTCGGGGAACGCACTGGTGCTGACTAAGAAGAGTGCGGACTTTGCGGTAGAAACGCCAGCGAACCTCACGGCTACGGCTGGCACGACAAATGAGTCTGTCGCGGCCTCTATGGCGGCCATCTTGGCAGAGGATAATGACTTCTACGGCATCATCCTGGCTGACCGCAGTGATGTAGATAAGGTCATGGACATGGCAGCATGGACCGAGACGCATATGAATCTCTTCCTCGTCTCGACGGCGGAGGAGGGGGCTGCGGATGCCTCGGTCACAACAGATCTGCTCTCCAAACTGGCGGACAAGAACTATTACCGTACTTCGGGCTGGTATCATGCGCTGGCGGATGAATACCCGGAGGCGGCGGTCATGGCGCGCTGCTTTGCCATCGAACCGGGCGGCGAGACTTGGGCCAACAAGAAGCTGGCCGGTGTGACGGCGGACCATCTGACGGAGACGCAGTACAATGCCATCACCAAGAAGAATGGCAACACGTTCGAGAAGTTCCGCAACGTCTCCATCACACAGAACGGCAAGGTGGCGGCCGGTGAGTGGATTGATGTCATCCGTTTCCGTGATTGGCTGCAGGAGGAGATTCGCACGAACGAGCTCTATCTGCTCATCAATACGGACAAGGTTCCCTATACGGATGCCGGCATTGCCGCGGTCGAGTCGGTCCTGCGCAAGGCGCTGGAAGACGGCCAGGCTCGTGGCGGCATTGCTCCGATGGAGTATGATGAGGACGGCAACAAGAACCTCGGCTTCACGATTGATGTGCCGCTCGCTTCGAGCATCACGGCCAACCAGAAGGCCAGCCGCGTGCTGAGGGATATGAAGTTCACGGCGCGTCTTGCCGGTGCTATCCACGCCATCAAGATCACGGGCTCGTTCACGTATGACAATCTCATCGAGACGTCGGCATAAGGAGGGACAGGCATGTCTGATGTATTAACGTATAACCCGAAGAAAAACATCATTATCTACGGTGCCAAGCAGCTCACGGGCTTCGCCGAGGACGACATGATCACCATCAAGCCGCTCGGCGATGGCATGCAGATCTTCAGCGGTGCTGACGGCGAAGTCGGTCGCTCGATTGACCCGAACAGCACGTATGAGGTGACCGTGAGCCTGGCTACCTCGTCTAAATCGAATGATTACCTGTCGGCCTGCTTCAACAAGGATCGCAAGACGGGCAACAATATGCTGCCACTCATCATCAAAGATCTCAGCGGCTCGACACTGTTCTTTGCCAAGCAGGCGTGGATCAAGAACTTCCCTGAGTCGAAACGCGGCCGCAAGATCAGCAATCAGGACTGGACGTTCAACACAGGCCAGGTCGATGACCCCATCATCGGCGGCAATGACTGACGGAGGAGGAATATAAATGTCCATTATTTATCGCGGCGGCGAGACAAAGAAGTATGACCAGGGCGATTACACCTTTGCCATCCGCCCGTTTCCCGCGTTCCATTCCATGAAGGTGCTCGGCGACCTGCAGAAGGTCGTCGTGCCTGCCCTGGGCGGGGCTATCGGCGGTCTCAAGCCGGAGTCGCTGGACATGGATACGAGCGACGTCAAGTTCATCGGTGGGGCCGTGGCGGACGCGCTTAACAATCTGGCCAAGACGCTCGACGGTGAGACGCTGGAGCGGGCGGCAGAGCTTTTGCTGGACCCGCAGTATGTCAGTGTAGCACCACTCCACACGAAGGAGTTTCAGCCGCTCGACGAGGGCGCGGTCAATGAGATTTTCAGCGGCCGCATCATCGACCTCATCGCGCTGATGGTCCAGATCTTCAAGGTGAACTATGCGGATTTTTCGAAGCTCTCCAGCGTCCCGACTGGTGTCCGCAAGGCGTTGGGAGAGATCAAGTCATCGTTCCTGGCAAGCTCTCAGACGAATTCGCCAGCATGATCTTCATCTACCGTGCGATTGATTCGGGCATGGTTTCCTACCTGGATGTCAAGCATGGGGCGGTGTCGCTGGCGGACATTATCGGTATTGTCCACTATCTGAATATGAAGAGCGATGTCGAGTATGCCAACATGCATCGTGATATGGAGAAAGGAGGCCACAGATAAATGATTGTCCGCAAACTCATTACGATGATTTCGTTCCAAGTCAACAAGAGCGGGCTCAACACAGCCGCATCGGCTACGAGTCGCATCAAGCAGGCGCTTGGCGGCATTGGCGGCGCGAGTGCTTCGGCCGGAGCCTCGTTCTCCCACAGTGCTGCGATGATGTCGGCCTCGGCTTCCCGTGTCACATCGGGCCTGTCGCAAATCAAGTCGTCTTTGTCGGGCATTGTTGGCTCGCTTGGGCCGATTGCAGGAGCAATGGCTGCGGCCTTCTCGGTCAGTGCCATCAAATCGGCGGCAGATGACATGATGAACCTCGACGGACGCCTGCGCACGGTTACGGCGGATGAGCAGGAGCGCTTTGACGTAGAGCAGCAACTCTATGAGATGTCGATGCAGAACCGTCAGAGTCTTGACTCGATGGGTGATCTGTACTATAAGGTTGCCCGTGCGGCACAGCGTTTTGGTGTCAGCCAAGAGGACTCGATGCGTGTCACGGATGTTGTCTCAAAGGCTCTGACCGTTGGCGGCGCTTCGGCACAAGAGGCGTCGGCGACCATCCTGCAGCTCGGCCAAGCGCTGAGTTCTGGTGTCCTGCAGGGTGATGAGCTCCACTCGCTGGACGAGAACGCATCGCTCCTTATGCAGCATGTTGCGGACAACATGGGCGTAACCATTGGCCAGCTCAAGCAGATGGGTTCGCAGGGACAGCTGACGTCGGAGAAGGTTATTCAGACCATCTTGCAGAGTGGCGATGCCATCGACAAGGAATTCGGCCAAATGCCGATGACCATCGGTCAGGCTCAGACGAAGATTGAGAATGACTGGAAATACTTTATCCAGAAGGTGGAGAAGGATACTGGGGCATTCTCACGGATTGCCAGCTCCATTGACCAAACGTTCGGAGAGCTTTTCCAAGACCTGTATGATTTTGAGTATCTGCTCACAGCTCCTACCGATGAGCGGTCGAGTGACCAATTCAAGCAGGTGCAAGAGGCACACCCATTCTTGGCGAGAGCCGCCGAGGACTTGCAGCTTATCGTCGAAAAAATGTCATATCTGGCAGACTCTACTGGCATCGACAACCTCATTGTGAAAGCAGCACTCGCCGCCGGTGCCATTGCGGCGATTGGCGGCGTGCTAGCCATTGTCGGGTCGGCGGTCAGTGCCCTGATAGGCGTCTTTTCGGGATTGTTCAGCGTCGTGTCCGGTGTCGTTGGTTTCCTCGTAGCTGCAGGTTGGCCTATTGTTGCGGCTATTGCGGCAGTGGCGGCAGCCATTTATTTCGTGCAGGAAAACTGGGAGACAGTTGTACAAGCATTCCAGCCTGGCATTGACATGATGCTGCAGGGCCTCGGATTCTTGAGTGACGCCTGGCTCCAGCTCCAACCGGTCATTGCCGCCCTGCTGCCGATATTGGGAACAATCGCCGAGATCATCGGCATGCTGATTGTTTCGGCCATCAAGACTATGTTCGATATCGCAGCATGGGCGTTCCGTGGAGCTGCGGCTTTTGTGGATACGTTCTGTTCTGCGCTGAATGTTGCCTATAACACGATTGTGTGGATTGCCAATGGCCTTGATTCCATTATCAATAAGGCCAAGGAGTTCCTCGGCATGTCCGGTGAGCTCAATGCCCACAATAGCGCCTTGGAGCGCATGACCAGCAATGCCTTCAGCTATAGCACGACGCAGAACAACACGTTCAACGGCTACAGTGCGGAGGATGCCGGCCAGACGGCAAACTACTTGCTGGGCGGCGGCCAGACGCAATTCTTCCCCTATGGATGATAAGTGAGGTGATAGTATGGCAGATTTTGGGATTGGCAGTGTCATGGGCGGCGGCTTCAGCGGCTTGGGCGGCTTTGGCGCAGGCTTCATGGAGCATAAAAGCCCGACGACGGTCCTGCCGAAGCTCGTAGAGCCTGCACAGATCGGCGATTATCTGGAGTGTGATGTCATCCTGTCACGCACGACGGATTTCAGTGCGGAGGTCACGGAGTATCCTGTTGAGGATGGTTTTTCCATCTCGGACCACTGCATCCGCAAGCCGCTGAAGCTGCAACTCGAGGTGCTCTTCACGCCGACGCCGGTCACTTGGTGGAATGCGGCTTTTGGTGGGAAGCTCCATACGCTCAACCGTGTCATCAATGCCATCATGGATATCTGGAAGAAGGGCGAGCCGGTCACGATCAAGCTCGTCGATGCCATCTATGAGGATATGGTCCTCACATCGGCACCGATGCCGCGCAAGGCCGAGGATGGCTACTGCTACCGGTGCACCTTGCAGTTCACGCACGTTCGCCGTGTGACACAGCGAACCGAGGATATCCCAGAAGATGGCTGCAATGCAGACGCATCGGGGAAGGCCGGACAGACGGGCAAGGATGGCGGCCTGGCGTCCACGCAGGAAA